ATTCAGATTTTGTAATTTGTTCTAACGTATCAAACGACGGTGTGTGGTCATATTTTGTGTAATACTCTCTAATCATCTGAATGATGATTTTAAAATACTTATTTTCAAAATAATTGTTCTCAATCACATCAATAATTGAATGTGAAAAATCTTTATCTGCAATAATTTGATTTAATAATTGTAATTGAAAAGTATTACCTAAATACTCAAAATTTTTACCTGTCGCCATATAGTTTTCTCTCGTTTAGTAAAAATAAATAGTATTAGTTTTTGATAAATTCAGGGTAAAAATAATTAAAATCTCTACCTGAAAAAATGTCAGTAAGCTGTGCAAGTATGCTTTTTAACTTTGGGCGTAGGTCTACGGTATATCTGACCTTTGGGGGGTATGCTTTAGCATTAAACTCACGCTGACAAATTGTCATATCTCCGAGCTTAATAATTAAGTTAAAATTCTCAGGTCCATCAGTTATTGATGTATTTAATACGTCTGGATTTTCAGAAATTTCATATTGATTGTCTAACATATAAGACACAGATCTCATTTTCAAATCATACTTTAACTCATCACAAAGACTTGTAATGTAATAGAAAAACTCCTCCGATTTGTGAGCATTCTTATTAAAGTTTCTAACGTTGAAGAATCTTTGAACTACGATGTTATCGTTACACATTAACAAAAATTCTACTTTTGTTATATCCTGTTCTTTCATTTTGCTTGTTTAATTTTTTTTGTTTCTAAATTTTTGTTTTTCTTTTCTTGTCAGTTTGAGGAATGGTTTTAAAAACCCCACCCAAGCGTCGTCACCCTTAGGTAGATATTTAAAAAATCCATCATCCATCATCATTCTAATTAGATTTCTATGTCCTCTTCCGTCGGGATCCATCGACTCAGTATAATATAGTCTAACTAATTCTTTGTCCTCATCACTTAATAGTGGTTCATCTAAGTCAACAAGTTTTTGGTTGATTACAAAAAATTCATCACCAAAAATACCTTCTTTAGTTTTACCACTTAATAGGTTCTGAAGAGCTACGTTCCCCTTTTCCTCCTTAAGTAAATTAGTACTTGTACTCAAAATATAGGGTATTTGTACTAACTCTTCAAGTAGCTCAGGAAATAATTTAATTAAAGTTTTCTCACCAAGATAAAAGATCCCGTCAATGTTGTCGGAACTATCACCAGTGAGTATCTTTACGGTCTTAACATTAAAGTGGGGAACTTCAATATCATGTAATTTAATCTTGTCCCCCAACTTGTAATATTGTTTTGTGGATGGTGAATAAATTGATACTTTCTCAGAGATAAGTTGGGTCAAATCCCTATCACTTGAGAATATAGTTTTTGTCTCATCTAAGGACACTTGACAGTAATAAGCTATCAAGTCATCAGCTTCTGAGTGTTCTGTCTCCAGTTGTCTCACAAACATCTCCTCGAGGTATTGTCTAACCCTCTGTTTTTGTTCCAAGAAAGCATCTTCTTTTTGTTCTGATTCGGAAGGTCTCCGATTCAATTTGTACTTTGGGTAAATCAATCTTCTTTGTGAAGATGAGGTTTTAGAATCCCAAAATACCACAACCTTATCGTAGTTGTGTTCTTCTAAGAATTTACGAAGAGTATTTAGAAAGTGCCAAACACCACCAACGTGTCTCCCATTGTGATAGAACTCTCTAACACCGTGAAACCCAATTTTCAATAAATTATTTCCGTCTACTAATAATGTTTTGGACACTTCCTTTAATCTTGAATGATTTCTACTCAACCTCTTCCTTTTCCGTTTTCAAATCAAAGTCACCATCAACTCCGATTATGTCTTTCCAATAGTCCGCATATTCTTTCTTATACTTTTCTATTGATGCTTTTTCTTCAGTAGTATCTTTACCTGGCAAAAATCCGTGTGGTGTCACAATAATCCTTCCGTCTTCAAATCCAAGACCATTGATGTGATTTTTCATAACCGACACTTTTGTTCTTTGAGCGAACTTTACAGTTCTCTTGTCTTTTGTTGCCGTGATCTTTGTTGTTCCCGCACCTTTTTGGTTACCAAATAAGAATACCAATGATGAGTTTAACCAAATCGCTTCACCACCTTTTGCTTTAATCTTTGGTTGTCCAAATGGATTGTCAGGTAATTCTACCCAAGGTTGATTAACAATGATTAAGGTATTCTCATGTTTAGAATCTGACTTACGTGAACCTGAAATTCTTTGGTTAATACCCATACCAATTTTATCTGCCAATGTTGAGGCATTATGTTGTTTACCACCCTTACCTTCATAAGTCATTTTACAAGGAACTGATCCAACTGAATCCCACATAATACAAAGTGAATAATCTAACTCACCTTTTTGTTGTGCATCCAATAGTTCGTTAATATAATCTGTGATCTGTTCAATGTAACTGAAGTTGTTATTGAATAGGAAGAATCCGTCCCAAGTTAATTCACCTGTTTCTTCATCAACTACTTCCTCACATTCAAACCCCATAAGTTTAGCATGATCAAAAGACCATTTTTGTTCTGTAATAATAAACACAGGAAGTATACCTTTCTTTTGAGCATCAACAGCCGTTTTTACCAATGCCGTTGTTTTTCCTGTATCGGAGTGACCTAAATACATGTTAAGGTGTCCAATTGCGGGACCAGGTAAACCTACCGCATCTAAGAAGTCGGAACCAAGATCAAAAAATCTTTGTGGTTTGTATTTTGCATCTGAAGAGAATTTTTTCTTCAGTGAACTAAAGTCGTTTTTTTTAAGTGCCATAATTTTTGTATTACTATATAAAATATAAACAAAAAAACGGGAACAATAAACTGCTCCCGTTCATTTAATTTGATAATAAATTAGAATGGTAATTCTTCGTCAACCTCGTCGTTTGCTTGTGGATCAGCAACTTCGTTGATTGATTTAGGTGTTGATGTACCACCCATAGAAACTTCAGATGTTTCAGTGTTAGAGTAAACATAACCACCTTTTTCTGAATCCCAACGTGGAGTTTCTCCTCTTGCGATTGCCTCTAAATACTCAACCGCTTTTTTAGAATATACATCCTCCCAAGTCAATTCATCACCAACCCAATCAGACATTTGTGTTTCGTCTTCTGAAATTGGGGATGGGTCATCATACATAACGGTTTGGATAACCGTGTAGAATGCACCTTTTGGTGTTTTTGCTTTAGTTAACTCAAGGATTAAGTCACGACCTTTATCAGGATCGGTTACATCACCTTTTGCTTTCCAAATTGGAATGATTTTATCAAGGATTCCTTCTTGTTTGTAATTGTGTTTAAATCTCCAAAATTTTACACCGTCTTGTTCGTTGTCACGATCAATTACCTTAACAATATAGAACTTACGAGATCTGTATTGTGTTGCCAATTGTTTGTCTGACTCTTTACCAGTTGACATAAGTTCTTCATAAACTTCAGTTAATGGTGAACGCTCGTTGTCGTTTTTTCCTGGATCATAAAATTTTTGCCATTTTCCGTCCACAAAGATTTCGTGGAACCATACTTCTTTGAATGGTGAAGATCCATCTGTTGTAGGTAGAATACGAACTCGTTTCTGTCCTTGTTTTTCGTTGTCTTTTAAGATTGCCGCGAAATATTTTTTCATTCGGTCTTCAGAAGACATTTTTGAAGTAGAGTTTGTACTACTTTGAGTTGATTGTTCGTACTGTGCTAGTACTGCATCTAAAACATTTGTCGCCATGTGTAAATAAAAATTAAAGTTTATATGTTAAAATTATAGGTGTATAAAAAGTTATAGTCAAATTGTGTCGCCAAAAAAAAGTTTAAGGTCGAAAATATCGACCTTAAAACTTATGAGTTAAATCTGTTTAATAAAATATCGTCTTCATCTTCCATTGGTTCATTGAATGATTTTTCAATTTCGGAAGGACTAAAGCTGTCAACCTCATCTTGAGTTAGAACATATTCATTTTTTCCTGTTTGTTCCATCTCGTCTTTTTTCTCATCAAAGAAGTCAGACAAATTTTGTTTAAATGGTCCAGAATCTAATGAACGAAGTTCTAATTTTTCTTGTGCTGTTTTAGGTCTGTATTTTTCAACTTTAGATTCTAAACTATCTAATTTTGATACAATAGAATCCATTTCAGCCAACTTTGTTTCCATGTTTTTAATTTGATCAAAAAGATTTGTAAAATATTCTTCTTGTTTATCCGCCATTGTTTTTTGGGAATCAACTAAATCAGTAATATCTAATTCTTCAGTTTCATCACCCTCTTCACCTTCTGCCGGTACTTCCTCAACATCAGGATCAGCTTCTGTATCAATAGGTTCTCCTTCAGGT